AGCTCATTATTCCGGCTCCTATATCTTCTAGAACACTGGGATTATAATACTTATCTGTTGTGAACACAGGCTTGCCCTGTATTACTTGTTGTGCCATTCCCTCTATACTTTGATTGTACCCTTGCTTTACCCAATTAGGTAACCAAGTACCGGCAATAAAGCCATACAGCTTTTCGTCTTGTGGCTTGTTTCCGCCTAAAGTTTGTAAAAACTGCTTTTCATCATCATTTAAGTTGTACTTAGCCATATAAGCTATTCAAAGTCTGAAATACTTAATCCCAAGCTACTTATAACTCCCATAGGCGTTCCGGGTCTTGCCCCAGTTATCCTGCCTGCCTGTTGCCGTATATTTGTTGCATCTCTAAGTTCGCTTCTTGCATCGCTGAGTTCTTTGTTTATCGCTTCAAGCCTATCTCTTCCTTTCTTAGGAAGTCTCCTCGCTCTTTCAAGGTTTGCTAAATTTTTTCTTTGAGATTCTAAGTTTCTTATTTCTTTATTTATAGAAATAACATTCCTAGTGCTTTCTTCAAAACCTTTTTTCGCTTCTTTTCTTACCTCAGCTCTTCCTAAGTTTACGTTTTCATCAAACTCAATTAATTTAACATCAGACAAGAGCTCGTCAACATCAAAATCTTTTACATCGTCATCTTCTTGTTTCTCTGGTGTTTCTCCTTTAGCCCTTGCAACTAAAGCTTTGATTTGTTCCAATGCTTGTATTTTTTGGTCGCCAGAACTTAGAGGGCTTTGTGCGGTTGCACTGAATATTGCAAACTCATCAGCATATTCCGGCATATTTTTAAGCTCAGGCACCGTAATTGTCAAGTCATCTACTGCTTTACTGACTCTTTGCTGTATTGCGTTATACTCTGGGCTTCCAAACTTTGTAACTTGATAAGCTCTACTAGAGTTATTTATTATATCTTCTGGCTCAGTATAGCCTTGAAACTCAGATAACGCATTTTGTTTATTTTCCTCTATAGTTCCTTCTTGATTAAAAGCCTCTGCTAGACTTGTAAACCCAAAACTTTTAGCTACCATTTCCTTTTGGAAAGGTTCTTTAACTCTGTCTATTAAAGCAAGTGCTTCAGTGCGTTTTGCATTTTGTTTACTCAATTCAAACTGTTGCTGTCTAAATTGATTTTCTTGGTCTCTAACTTCTTTTGCTATTCTTCTCTGCTCTTGCAAGTTTTCTTGTTGAGCTTGGAACCTTCTATTATCAATAGCTAACTCTTGGTCTCTAGTGTCTTGCCTTTCTCTGGCTCGCATAGCCTCTCTAGCAATGCTATCTATATTGCCGATACCTCTTGCTAGAGTAGGTATTAAAGTGTCACCAAATTCTGGTCTATGTCCGGGCATTTTTTACTCCTATGATATCCTTAACCGAAAAGACTCTTAGCTCTGTTTTTTATCATCTCTTCAGCTTCTTTTCTTTTTTGTTCTTCTTCAAAATTTTCTACTCCAAACTCAAACTCACCTGCTCGCTCAATGTCTCCTATAGCTCCTAGCAAGTCAGCTTGGAAGCCTTCAACAACCCCACGTCTTTGTCTTGCAACATCAGATGTTAAGTCACCAAAAGTTCTTGATAGTTGAGATTGACCTATTCCACTACCAGAAAAGCCTCTTTGTCCTGCTGCTTGCATTGATTGCTGCCTAATATCTCTGGCTGACTGTTGCGCACCAAGTTGGATATCTCCTATCTGCTGTGCGTAGCCCATACCAAACTGCGGTAGCTCACTCATGTATTGTTGCAGTCTAGGGTCATTTGCTATATCCTGCATACCTAATTGACCTAATGCTCCGGTTACCGTTGTCGAAGTTCCATATCCGGGTGTATAGGGAGAGCCTGTTGTAGGAGGAGGAGGAGGGGGTGGTGTTGGAGGTGTTGGAGCATTTGGATTAAACCCAAACTGAAGTTGTTCTGGATTGTTTAAATCTTCTAAATTACCAAACGGAGTAAGTCCTCCCATCTGCATTTGTGGCAACATCATATTGATAAGCCCTCCGCCTCTTCTTTGAGGTAGCATAGGACCTGTAAAGTCAGGTATTCCTTCAAAATTATAATCCAAACCTCCGGGAAGTAGAGGTCCAACAAAATCAGGCACACCTTGAAAGTTAAAATCTAAATCACTTAAATCTTCTACGCTCATATCTTGGAAAGGGTTAAACTGCATACCTCCTGTACTAACTTCCGATAATAGCTCATCAGAAAAATCTTGCATTTCTATAGGTATGTCAGGTCTAGCAACCTCATCTAATGGTAAAAAATCCTCTAAAGACTCTTCTGCTTGTAAGAATGGATTATCTCTTAAGGCTTGGTCTCTTATAGCTTTTGCTTTTGCTTCTGTGCCTATCCCTAGTTCATCTCTTATGCCCGGTAGATTTGAAGCAGCACTTGTAGCAAACTTAGATATACCAGTTGCCAGCGCTCTTTCACCCAAGCTACTTTTAAAATCATCAATACTATCTTGTAAGTCTCCTCTGCCTTGCTGTAAAAATCTGCCTTCACCAACATCTGTACCTCGGAAAGTACTTTCTCCTAAGAGTTGACCAAGTCCAGCCCCAAGACCGCTCCCTATAGCACCACCGATTGCAGTTCCTACGCCGGGTATTGGAATCAAAGAACCAGCTAATGAACCTATGCCACCAAAAATTGTGCCAAGACCTTGAGCTCTGGACTTTTTACGTGCAGCTTCTTGCTGTTTTCTTTGTAACTCTCTTTGTTCGCCTTGCACTGCTCTTTCTAAATTAGAACGAGCTATTCTCCCACCTAACTGATAGTTAGTAGGTTTACCTGTCATACCACCACCGTATAGTTCCATTAAACTTTTTGCCATATCAAGTCCTCGTAAATTCTAAAAAGTACCATGCTCCCAGTTGTTTTCTATACAACCTGAGTTTCCCATCGCTAGTCTTTACTATGCGCTCTTCGCCGTCATTGCCAGTATTTTTAGCTGGTACCCCTACTTGTAATTTAGTTTTAATACCTTTGGTATTGTATAAATATCTTTTTTCCCTGTCTATAGCCATTATGTTACATTCTTACTTGTTGGTCTATATTCTACTGATACATTATTAATCTTATGAACACTGCTACCATCTAAGTCTAACTGCACTTGAAAGGATGATACTGATAACGGGCTACTAAATGTTACATTATTAACATCTAAATCATTGTCAGTATCAGATAATGTGCCTCCATTTGCTACGGCTTGCTTTACCCCAGAGCTATCTGTGTGTATATACTTCAGTCCATTAGTACTGTCATTGTCGCTTGCATACTCAACGCTGACTCCGTATACTTTTTTTACTACACCGGGCAATCCAAAGTCATCATCTTTTAACTTAATGTCAAATGTAGTTCCAGAGTCAGGTTCGCCATCGTAGGAGATTATTTCATTTGTACTTACTGCCATTGTCATCTTATTATAAACATCTGTTATCGGGTTTGTCTTTATGTTGCTTGCTACTAAATCTTCTACGAAAGTAAAAGATTTGCTGATAAAGCTGTATATATAAGCATCTCCATTATCACCAGATTCTGCGTGTCCGTTAAACGTAAGTGTCCCATTAGTAACACTACCTCCAGTTGTAGATACAGAAAGCTCAAATGTAGTAGAGTTTGTAACAGAAAGCACGCTTGCACCAGTGGGAATCCCTGTACCACTAACTGTCATTCCCGGAGCTATAGCTGCAGTACTATCCATCGTGATAGTCGGGTCATTGTTGTAATCACAAGTGCTGTCAGTAAAAGCTAGTCCAGCGTTTCTAATAATTACTAAATGTTTATGAGTAGGCTCATACCCTACCATCGTGTCTATGTCTACAAAGTCAGACCACTGGTCCTCTATAATTTTTGTTTGCAAGTTTTGTATTCTGCTTCCATCATATATGTATAAACCATTTTTATTTACCCAGCATACGCCAAAAGGTGTCTTTGTAACGGCAGCATGAAACTCTACGCCCATATTTTGATGTGAGCTTTCTAAGAACCATTGAGTATCCGCACCTCCACCAATATTGATTACGTACAATGTTCTATTCTTGTAGGCAAGCAGTCTATCGGCATAGGCTTCTAGTTTTATAAATTCTTCACCATCGTTCACACCTATATCAATAAAGCTAGTAGGTAGTATTGTGTCAAACTTATTTATATCGCTAAATAACAGCCTATCAGGTTGATGTACAACACTACCAGTAGAATCTAATGTTTTTACATTTGCTATAAACTTTCTCCTGTTTGTTACCACGCTTGTCTTGTAACCAGAGGCTGTACTGGAAGCTATGTGATTTGTAAAAACTGAAGAGGTATATCCATTTAAAGTTTCAAATGTATCTATATTGTTAACCGATATGTTAACAGAGCAACGCAATACCTTAGACTGAGAAAATGCTACTGTCCAACCTGTATACTCTCCTTCTAGGCTAGAGCGACAACCTTTTGACAAGTCAATATCTGCGACTAGCTGATACTCGCCTTTGGTCGTGCTATCTCTCATATATATTCTACCACCACTAATTCTCTTATTGTATCCGTTAGTAGCAATAATTCTAAGGTTTAAGTATTTGTCAGCGCCTATCGTTATAGTACCTTTCATTTCGGATGGCAAAGACTCTTGCCTTTCGTCGTATATAAATGTTTGTGCAAATTCAAACGTCCCAGCCGTCATTGTTCCAGCGCCGGGTTGTGTCACTTCTATGTTAAATCCAAATCCGGGGTCTGGGGCTACGATATACTTGTCGTTACCAGCGCTTGTACTAACTGTGTCTGCTAATGTCAAGACACCAGAACTATTTGCACTGGATATAGCGTGCTCCGAGCTATCTTCTAGGTTTATTAAAATAAAGCCTCCAGTATCAAGAGCTCCTTCGTGAGCAGACCCTAAACCAGCTCCCGGACTTCCATCAACCGTATTGTCACTATTAGAACCACTCTGAGTAATATCTCCAGTCATAACTAAGCCACCGTTAGTAGGGTAGCCAGTAACAGTCGCACCTGTTATAAATGGGTTTTCAAAGGGTCTATACAATCCACTAAAAGTGCTCACATACTGAGATATAGTTTGTGTAGAACTGCCATCAACCACTAGCTGTGTTCCGTCATCATCAAGCCAAAGCTTTCTCTTAACAAACTGATATATCTTCGTAGTGTTTGTTGCTCCAAAAGCAGCATCCGATAATCTCACTGCTCCATCTGCTATATCATAAACTACTTGACCTCCTGTGAATCCAGCAACCACACTTGTTACATTCATATCAATCTCGTCTGCATCAAAGCTACCGCTCTGAGAAAATGGGGCTTGGTCTTCGCTTATATCGATTTTTGTAGAGGAACTTGGGTCGGCAAGAAATGTAAACACACTAGGTGTATTCGTACCATCTAATTTAAAATCCATGACTGCTTGAAACAAACCGTAACCTGCCTGCATAGCCCCACCTAAACTAGGGTTAGTATAGTTAGTACTGTTATCAATAGCTTTTCCAGCGGACTTTACCATGCCCAGCTCGTCTACAATAACATTATTAGCTTGCGCTAGTTCATTATCTTGTATAGAACGAGCATTGGTCTTTGTGTTTAGACCGCCGTCAAAACGTGTATATGTCTTAAACTGTTTTGGCATTATTCCTTAATCTCAAAGTGTACGAGGTCATCAAATCGATTGTCTTTGGTCTTGGTATCTTGGTCCCAATCTCCACCCCAACGAATGTTTAGTCCCATCTGCTGTGCAATACCTATAACATATCCGCCAAAATAGTGAAACCTATCACGGTCAGACCAGTCAATAGGATAAGGAGCAACATCGACAGCAATGCTAGGTAATTTATTGTGCTTTCCATTTGGGTACTTAAGTTTGCTGTTTCCTTTTCTGTATGCTTCGTTCTGCCTTTCCTCGCCCCTATGACCTTCAATGATGGTGCAGTCGAATCTCTTAACAACTTCTTCAAATAGTTCCTGTAATCGCTCATCACAAGTCTCCAATCTGCTTAAACTTCTTTTGCTGAACCTCGGCATTACTTTCCCTTAATGATGCCTTCTAGTAAGTCAGTAACAATATCAACGCACTTTTCAAAGAATATCTGTTCTTTTTCTTCTGACACAAAAGGTATGTCAATTTTTTCATTAATCTTGGTAGCTATCTTCTGAGCCATATCATCGGAGCCAAGTTGGTCTACCATTTTATTTTTGATTGCGTCAGCTTGCAGTTCAGCAGCTTCTATTAACATTTCTTTTAAATTCATTTTACTTCTTCTTTCTCATAGTTTTTTTCTTCTTGACCATTCCACCTGACATCATTTTTTTCTTTACCATGCCACCGCCCATTTTCTTTTTGACTTTACCACCGTGACCCATTTTCTTTTTCTTAGTATGATATGGCATTTTATGCTCCTTTTATCTCTTTGGTTATCTTAATTATAATGTATACTAATGTCGCTACAGATACCATCATCTGTATTATCATTGGCAGGTTTACCCACCAAACACTGACTCCTATTGTACCGTTACCTACCGCTTTTAAAGTATCACTCATCATCCTTTTCCGTTCATCCTTCCTTTTATATAACTTAAAGAATCTGTAACGTCATTCATTTCTTTTACCATGTCTTCTCTATGTCTTTGCGCTGACTCATCTGAGCGTACATGACGGTCTATCAGCTTAATATTAATCGTATGCAAATTTTCAATCTTAGAAGACATCTTAGCTATGTCCTGCCTAATATCATCTAGGTCTTCGTTCTGCGCTTTTTGGCTTGCCATAAGATTTAATACCATATAGCCAAACAAGACAATAACTACCCCTATTGCTCCGTATTCAGCATACGTTTCTAACATTTATTTTACTTCTTTCTCCATTGATAAGGATTTTTTAAGGGCACCAACAATAGCTACCCTCCCAAATTCTAGTTGTTCTATGTTGAACGACATAGTTCCTATTTTTTTTGTAATGTCACTCAAATGATTGTATAATACTTTTTCTTTATCGGTCATATCTTCTACGAAGTATTCTGTGTCGTCTATCTTTAAACGGGCTTTGTTTTCTTTATTTGCCATTTTATTTTCCTATCTATATATTATGCTAGAATCTCCTAGCGTTATTTTAATATCCATTATCAAAGAGTCTACTTCAAATATAGACCTCATTAATTCTTCTTCAATCTCCCTGTGACTTTTTCCGAAATAAATATCATTACAAGCCCAAGCGAATACACACACAAACAGCAAAGCAACAATAACACCATTATAAAACTTACCAGTTCTTCTAAAAAAACCTTTAAAAGCTTCATTCATTCTTGCAACTACAACAACAACAGCATTCACAATTATT